GTTTTTTGATGAAGTTGTTCTAATGCCTGAAAGTTTTGTTAATCAAGCGACTGGTAGATGTTCAGTTGAAGGTTCTAAGTTCTGGTTTAACTGTAACCCAGATGGTCCTTATCATTGGTTTAAAGTTGATTGGATAGATAAAGCAAATATAAAGAACTTATTACATTTACATTTTACTATGGATGATAATTTAAGTTTATCAGAGAAGATAAAAGCAAGATATAAATCATTTCATGAAGGAGTATTTTATTCCAGATATATATTAGGTCTATGGGTTGCAGCAGAAGGAATAATATATAGAGCATTTGCTGATGATCCTGAAAAATATAAAACTAAAAGCCCTATAGGCAAAATGTTTCATAGAATTAATATAGGAGTTGACTTTGGTGGTAATGAATCCAGTCATACATTTGTAGCAACTGGGATAGGAAGAAATTATAAAGATGTAATTGTACTTATGAGTGAAAAACATGTAGCAGATGTAGACCCAGAACAATTAAATAAATTATTCATAAAGTTTGTATGGAGAGTTTTAAATTCTTATAACAGAATTGACTATGTATATTGTGATAGTGCTGAACAGGTATTAATAAGAGGGTTTAAAACAGCTATAGCAAGAGAAGGACTAGATAAAAAAGTTACTATAAGAAATGCTAAGAAGATAGAAATAATAGATAGGATAAGGCTTATTTCTGCTCTAATAGCCTCTAATAGGTTTTTCTATACAGATGAATCATTAACAGTGAAAAGAGCTTTAGAAGAAGCTTTATGGGATAGAAAACAAACAGAAAAAAGTATAAGACTTGATGATGGTACAACAGATATAGATACATTAGATGCTCTAGAATATAGCATAGAAAGAGAAGAAAAAAGACTTATTCGTGCTATGGAGAACGCAGCATAATTGAGAGTAGGTGATAATAAGTGTTTGAAAAAACAAAAAGCTATATAGGTAAGGTGGTGAGTAAAATATTCCCTGAAGAAAGTAAAAAAGAAAAAATAGAAGATGCAACATCAAAAATAATGAAAGATAGTATAAAACTTTGGTCTGATATGTATGAGGATAAAGCTAAATGGTTAAAAGATGAAGAATTAGAATCATATAATTTAGCATCATCTATTGCATCAGAGATAGCAAGGCTTGTAACTATAGAAATGATATCAGAAGTAACCGGTAAAACTGATGAAGAAGGAAAAGGAATAAATAATAAAAGAGCAGAGTTTCTTAATGATCAGTATCAAAATGTAATAGATGACATAAGAATAGAAACAGAATATGCAGCTGCAAAGGGTGGAATGGTATTTAAACCTTATGTAGAAAATGAAAAGATATATATAGACTATGTTCAAGCTGATAACTTTGTACCAATAAAATTTAATGGTAGTGGTGATTTAATTGCAGCTACGTTTCCAGATACAATCATCAAAAATAATAAAACATATACAAGAGAAGAATATCATGAACTAATGCCAAATGGCATTTATTATATATCAAATGAAAGCTTTGTAGATGGTAAACCTTGTGAATTAACAGACTTAGAAGAATGGGAAGACTTAGAAGCTGAACTTAATATAAAAGGATTAGAAAAACCTTTATTCTCTTACTTTAAAATGCCTTTAGCAAACAATAAGGATTGTAATAGTAACTTAGGTGTATCAGTGTATTCTAAGGCTGTAGACATCATAAAACAAGTTGATAAGCAATATAATAAGATACTATGGGAATACGAAGGTACAGAACTTGCTATAGATGTATCTTTAGATATGCTTAAGAATGGAGAAATGCCTGAGGGTAAGAAAAGAATATTTAGGAAGTTAGATGTAGATACAAAAGATGATAGTTTCTATGAGGTTTTTAGTCCAGAAATAAGAGATGAAAGTCTTTATAATGGATTAAATAAACTCTTACAGGCAGTTGAGTATAGGGTTGGACTTGCATATGGAACTATATCAGATATGCAAGTAGTAGAAAAGACTGCAACTGAGATTGCTTCATCTAAACAAAGAAGCTACTCTACTGTGGTAGATATTCAAAAGGCATTAAGAGTCGCATTAGAACATTTGTTATATGCTATGGATTGGTATACTACTTACTATAAATTAGCTCCAGAAGGGGACTATGAAGTATCATTTGATTTTGATGATAGTATTGTTGTAAATGTTAAAGAAGAACAGATGATTATGCTTAATGAGGTTAATTCAGGACTTATAAAGCCTGAGTATTATCTTCAAAAAAGGTATGGGCTGAGTGAACAGCAGGCTAAAGATATGCTTCCTAATATGAATGATAATAATAATCCAGATGATGGTATAGAATAAGTTATCCAGTCGGTGGACTACCTTAACTAAATGGCTAAAAATAGCGAAAGTAAAAAAGAGGTGATTATCATTTTATCTCCTGATTATTTAAAAGGATTACCTGATAATATAATAAAAATATTTGAAGAATTAGAAGAACAAGTAATAGCTGATATATCTAAGAATTTAGCTAGGGATATGGAACTTACAGATAGTGCTGATTATAAGATAAGTCAACTTAATAGATTAGGTTACGATATAAAGGATATAAAGAAGAAAATATCTAAAACAAGCACTATAGCTGAAGATAGATTAGATGAATTGCTTCAAGATAGTGCTTATAAATCATATGAAAATGATAAGAATTTATATAAACAAAGTGGTAAGACTTTACCTGGCATAAATAAAAATCCTATGATGAATAGCTTTATAATAAGTGTAATAAAACAAACCAAAGGTGAATTAAGAAATATTACTAATACTCTAGGATTTGTAGATAATGGTAACTTTAAAGATATGGATAAGTTCTATAAAGATACTTTAGATTATGCAACATTTCAACTAGGTAGTGATTTATATGATTATAATACAGTATTAAGGCAGGCAGTAAAAAAGGTATCTGATAGTGGACTAAGAACTATAGACTATGAGAGTGGAAGAAGCTATCACATAGACTCTGCTATTAGAATGAATGTTATGACAGGTGTTACTCAAATAACAGGCCGTATGAGTGAAATGAATGCTGATATGATGGACCAAGACTTAATGGAGATAACTGCACATAGCCGTGCACGACCAGATCATCAGACATGGCAAGGCCAGATTGTATCAAGAAGTGGTAAGAGAGGTTATTTATCATTGAAAGATATAGGATATGAAACTGCTGGAGGTTTTCAGGGAGCTAACTGCAGACATGGATGGTTTCCTTATTTTGAAGGTATATCAAAGCCTGCTTATACCAAGGAAGAATTAAACAATATAGACCCTGCTCCATTCGAATATGATGGTAAAATTTATGATGCTTATTCTGCTTCACAAAAACAAAGGTACATTGAAAGACAAATGAGGTCTACTAAAAGAGATCTAATAGCTTATGATAATGCTGGTCTTAAAGATGATTTTACAGCTTCATCTATAAGATTAAAAAGGCAAAGAGAATTATATAAAGACTTTAGTAAAAAAGCTAAATTAAGAGAAAAGTTTGATAGAACTGGAATTTATGGGTATAATAGAAGTATAAGCAGTAAGAGTGTATGGGCAGATAAAAAACTTAAAGAAAAAGCTAATTCTATGTACGGATTAGGCAGTACAAAAGCGAATGTAAATGCGTATTTGAGAGATAAGCCTATAAGAGACCAGATTTTATCTAATAAAACAATAAAAGATATTCACAAAGGTAGGCAAGGAAAGCATATATTAGAACATAATAATTATATTAATGGTAGAAGTTATATTCTTGGTGATTATGAATTTGCTCAAAAATTAGTTAATGAATATGCAAGCAAAGGAATTATTCTAAGAAACAAAAATGGTAAGTGGAGAAAAAGAGAATTAATAAAAAATGATGAATATGTTGGTGTAAATATAAATAATGTTGATGGTGCTTTAAAATATACTGATAGATTTTACATTGTGTATTCAGAAGATGGGACTCATATAATTCCAACTTTAAAAGGAGAGTGATGATATGAATCTAAGAAAGTATTTTAATAAAAATGTAAGAATTAGATTTACTGATGAAGAAGTTATTGAGGGTTTTGTAGAAACTTACACTCCTTCTATAGATAGTCCAGATGAACAAGAAGAAATTTCAATCTACAAGAAAGGAACTAAATATCCATTGATTGGGATAATAGAGTCAGAAATAAAATCAATAAAAATTTTATAATAAAACCACTTATTAAAAGAAATTGATAGGTGGTTTTTTAATGCTTGATTTAGGAGGTGAATTGATGGATCAAGAAGAAATGATTGATGCAATAGAAAGCAATTATCCATCTGAAAACTATACTATGCTAAGAGAAGCTTTAGATTATAGCATAGAACTGTTAAATAAAGATATGGATAAAGAGGTGAATGCTAATTATAAATATCCTTATCCCAAACTTATAACTTATGCAGGCCATTGTCCTGAATGTGGTGCTTTATGCAGAGAAGGACAAAACTATTGCAAAGATTGTGGACAAAAAATAAAAATTATTATACCTAATGAAGATTAAATAGCAACTAATGCAATTAATGCAAAGGTTGCTCTTTTTATGCCCTGAATAAGGCTTTAAACTGTTTATTGCCTAAGCTTGAAGGCATAGTCAAGCAATCCGAAGAGGTAGCAAACTCTATAAAAAAGCTATGGATAATATAGGAGGAATGTAAAGTGGATTGGATATTAGAAATAATTAAGAAGTATACAGATGGAAATGGAAAAGTCGACTTAGAAAAAGCAAATAAAGAAATAAAAGAAGAAGCACCTAAAAATGTTATGCCTAAAAAAGAGTATAACGATAAAGTAGCAGAACTAAAGACAGCTAATAACACAATAGAAACTTTAAAGACAGAGAATAAAGATGTTGAAACATTACAAACTAAAATAAGTGATTATGAAACAGAAGTAAAAGATTTAAAGGAACAAAGAAGGAAAGAAAGAGCAGAAAATAAAATAAAAGAAAAGCTAAAGGAATCTAAAGCTAAAGATGTAGATTATATGTTGTATAAATTAGGGAAATATGAACTTGATGATGAAGGTAATGTGATTGAGCTAGATAATAAGATTAAATCTCTAACAGAAAATAATCCAGGACATTTTGAATCAGACGAAACAAATGATAATCCAGAAGGTAATAAAAAAGTTGTAATAACAAGGCCAGCTAATAAACAAAAAGATGATAATACAGAAAGCTTAGGTCAAAGATTAGCTAGGAAAGCAAGAGAAGCTAATGGAATAGTAGATAAGAAAGAAGAAAAATAGGAGGTAATACAATGAGTAAATTTGTAGTAAATCAATTTGTAAATAGTACAGAAATATTAAGGGTAGCAGATCATTATGTAGGCTTACCAGTGGCAGTATCTGATGAAGGTGTAGCTTTAGAAAATGGTAAAAAGATAGTAAAAGCAGGAACTATAATTGGTGGTAAAACTAACCCAGTATTAGAAAATCCAAATGAATTAGTAGTTTCTAAAAATACTTTAGATGCAGAAGGAGTACTACTTTATGATGTAGATGTTACTCATGGTCCTAATGCAGGATCTATGGTTGTACATGGATTTATAAAGCTTAGTAAATTACCAGAAGCACCAGTTGCAGCTGCTAAAACAGCATTAAAACAAATAATATTTGTAGCATAGAAAAGGAGACTGATAAATATGAATAAATTAAAAATGAACATACAATTATTTGCAGGAACTACTCAAAGCATATTTGATTTAGTAACTGCACCAGAAATAGGAACTTACTATAAAGCATTAAAGCAAGATTCTAAACCTTATTTTGGTCAAGAATTATTTCCTAGAAAGAAACAACTAGGACTTGATTTAAGATGGATAAAGGGTTCCAAGGGTACACCAGTAGTATTAAAAGCTTCTGCATTTGATACTAAGGCAGATTTAAGAGATAGAATAGGGTTTCAAGAAGTTCAAACTGAAATGCCTTTCTTCAAAGAAGGTATGCTAGTTAAAGAGAGAGACAGACAAGAATTAAATAAAGTAATAGCTAATGGTAAACAAGAATATATAGATTTAATTATAGGTCAAATATTTGATGATATGACTACTCTTGTAAATGGGGCAGAAGCTCAAGAAGAAAGAGTAAGAATGCAATTATTATCAACTGGAACTATAAAGGCTGCAACTGATAGTAAGTTATATGATTATGATTATAATTTTGATGCAAATCATAAAGAAACTTTAGCAGGTACTGCTAAATGGGATGATTTAGCAAATGCTAATCCAGTAGCAGATATACAAAGATGGCAAGATAAAATAGAAGATGGTACAGGTGTTAGACCTACACGTGCTATCTGTACTAAAAAGACTTGGAACTACTTGATGAATAATGCTAAATTAAAAGCAGATATGAATCCAACAGGAGCACAAAATATAATAATGACAGATTCAATGTTAACTCAATATTTAGAGTCTAAATTAAATATTACAATATCTGTTTATAATAAGAGATATTCAGAAGGTGGAGTAACTAAGTTATTCTTCCCAGATGATGTATTTACTCTAATACCAGATAAGCCACTTGGTAATACTTATCATGGTACTACTCCAGAAGAATCAGATTTACTTGGAGAAACATCTGTAGCACAAGTAGATATAGTTAATGGTGGTATGGCTATAACTACATCAAAAGAAACTGATCCAGTAAATGTATTTACTAAAGTATCAATGATAATGCTACCTTCATTTGAATCTATAGATGAAGTATATATTGCAA